TTTCAATATTATCACCAATCATTCTATATTGGGATAAATAAGTTCGTAAATTACTTTTTAAAGTAGAGCTAGCATAATCTAATTGACCTTGAGAATTTAAAGATAAAACATATAAATTAAGGGTTTCAATAGTAGAAACTTGATTATCTGTTAATTTAGGTTGTTCAATTAAAGCTTTAGAAATGGCACCATAATCAGAAGGCATACTTAAAGCACGAATTAAATAATCATCTGCTGTAACTGATCGTTGTTGGGATGCAACAAGAGCTAGTGTGTTTTGGCGAATTTCTTCTAGTGTGTCTCCTTCTTTGCCTCCATTAGCTGATGTAATATTAGTTGTAGTTAAAGAATTATAAACATAATCAGCTGTGTTACCAATTAGATTTAAAGTATTAAAACGAGTATTAGATTTATTTAATGAAGTTAATGTTCCTGAATTAACATTAGAATTGATACCTCCACCGGTTAAATATCTTACTATTAATGTTGTATTTGAAGGAGCAATGCCATAAGTACCAGTAAATAGAAAGTTTGTAGGAGAGTAAGCTGTAGTTAATTTATTTTGTTCAAATGGTAAACCAATACCTACATTATCTGCATTTGGAGTGATTTCCTCAGTAATATCATTTGGAGATCCTGCACCAAATTGGATCTGAAGGTTTGAGAGTGAAATAAAACGTGTTGCAAAACGTCTAGCTACTTTTTTTAAACGAAGTAAATATGGTGTATCTCCATTTGTATTAGGGTCATTTATATTAGTATTTTTAATAGTATCTAATACCATTTCTTGACCTAAATGATCTACTTCATACCATTTATTACCATCTAAATCTGTTATATCTAATATTTTAATAATATTAGTATCATTAATATTAATAGTTTGGAATTGTTGAGGAGTAGCAAAATCAAAAGTTAATGTTTTAATTGTTGCTGAAATGGCTTTTCTGGTTTTTTCTAATAAGTAATATTGAGGAATATTTCCCGCAATTTGATAAATTGATACTATTGTAGGATCTTGGGAACTTGAGACTGAAAAATCAACTTTATCTTGGATTAAAAATGATTGACCATTTGGGGTTGATATGGTACTATTTTCTCCTACTGTTAATGCATAATCATAATCAGGAACATATTCACCACTAACTAATTTAGATGGGACTTGTTGATATAAAGTAATAGTTGCTTGAGCTACTCCGGTTGTTTTTGGTTTATAACCAAACATATATGCTAACTCAAATACATTATTTGTTTGTTGGGCATATTGAATAAATGTTTCTTGAAATTGATTATCTAAATAAAAACTTAAAACATCCCCAACATAAGCGGCTTGTTCCATAAACATCATACCAGGTGATGTAGCAGAAAAATCATTATACGTTTGAGGAAAATATGTCCTAGCATATTCTATTAAACGTGATCTAAAATCTGAGAAGTTACGATTGATGTATTTTATATCTCTTTGAGTTGTAGCCATGGGTTAAAATTGGAAATTTAAATTTCCACTAAGATTAGAATTGGGTATATAATATTTTAATTGAATTATTAAACTGTTATTATCCTGTTGAGTTGTAAGAACTTGTAAAGAATCTATTTGAATCATAGGAAAGGCAATTTCTAATTTTGATTGTACAAAAGCTCTAACATTATCTACAGTTACATTAGATATTTGTTCAAATAAAAAATTTCTTAAACCCGCACCAAAACTAGGATTTAATGGAATTTCTCCAGGATTAGTTAAAAAATAATTAATTAGGTTATTTTTAACAGTTTCTTGAGTAGTATAAGTAGAACTAAATACACTAGTATTACTAAAAGGGATAGAAACTCCTAATCCAATATTTGGATTTAGATTTAGAGGGGATATTGTTTGTGCGTTAAAAGGCATTATTTGCTATTTAATAAACTCATGATCTGGTCCATTCCTAATTCACCAGCACCTAAATTACCATTTATAGGATCACTTACTTGTGGTCTAAAGGGAACTTGAGCATCTTTAGAAGTAAAACTCATCATAGTTTCATTCATAATATCAGCATATGCTTTTTTAGTATCCATCATAGGCTGTGTAAATGTAGGTTTTGGTGTATCTATTGTTTGAATAGATTCCTTAACAATTGTTTTTGGAGTACGAACTGCCTCCAAAAGAATATCTTTTAATTCCTCTTGGATTGCCTCTCGTACAGCTTCTTTAATTAATTTTTTTAATCCGTCAGTTTTCATATGTTTATAAATATTAAATTAGTCAGCTTTTAAATTATTTTGCTGGATATAAAATACTAGTTCATCAATTAATATTTGGTCAATTGAACTAAATGAATATTCTCCTTTAAGCATTACTACACCTTGTTTATTTCTAGCAATAGCTCTTCTACGTTTTAAAGTATTTGGTGAATTTTCTGTTTCAACACCCATTTCAAATCCATTTACATTTGTAACTACAGGAGATAATTGAACCGATTGTTGAGTAGTTAATGCTGTTAATTCAGCAGAAATTTGTTCTTGATCAGTATTTGGGTAACAATATTGGGTTAATATATCTAAAAGTTTTAAAAGAGCAAGAACTTCTGTTAAAACCCCTCTTAATAAAGTTAAAATTGCTAAAGTAGTAGTATTAACATAAAGTAATTTTTCTACTAAATTATCTAAAAATTTAAGAACATCTTGTACACCTGTAATAACATTTAAAGGAATACCAACTCCTCCAATAGCTACTGGGGTTGGTAATTGGCGAATAATTTTAATAGTGGGAGAGGTAATAGCTAAAATTTGTTCTGATTGGGCTAAGGTTTCTGTTGTTTTATTAATTACAGTAAGTGTATTATTTATTTTTTTAACTAGTTTATTTTTAGTAGCTATTAATTTATCCATTTCTGAACGTGGAGGGCATGTTATTAAAGCTTTAATTTCTTCAAGAGCGGATTGAGGATCTATTTCATATTTTTCAATTAATTCTTTAGCTTTACCTATTCCATAGGTTGCAACAAGAGTTAATATTAAAGGGATTACTATAGCTTTTAATGTATCTATACTTAGATTTAATTTCTTTTGAATTCTAAAATCAAAAGTAACATCTTTAGTAGCATAATCTTCTACAGTAGAAGGAGGAAATTTTAAAAGATCTAAAATTTCTTTTTTTAGATTAGATTCTAATGGATTTAAAGTAATTATACCTAAATTTGATTTAATGTCTCCTGTAGATGTGTATGGAATAGTATTAAAAGAACTATATCTAGGTTTAATAAAATTTAAAGGAAATTTAGAAGGATCTAATCCAGTACCTAATATATCAGGATGTTTTATAGAAAATTCTCCTTTTTTATTAGTTGTATCTCTTTTTAATAATTTGTTTGTAACTACAACTCCAGGAATAGGTTCATTAGTAATTTGGTTAACAATAGTCCCTTTAACTTCTTGAAGTTTAATTTTTTTAGGTAGTTCAGGAAGAGATCCAGTACTAGGAAGTGTAGGTATATCAATCCCAACTAAAGATAATACTTGTTGTAAATCAATTTCTATTTCTATAGAACCAGTATTTTGAGGATCTATCGCCATTATTGTACTTTAGTGGTTTGGGATTTAAGACTATTATTATTTAATTGAACTAAAACACCATTTGTAGGATCATTTATTTGATTTAAAATATTGCCTGCTATAGCATTATATGAAGTAGCTAATACTCCACCAGGGTAATCTCTTTGAACTTGTAAAATAGAAGCTAAGCTTCTGATAGCTTCGGTTAATTGAATTAGTATTTCAACAGTATTATCTCCTAATAAAACAGGTTGAGTAGCATTTTTAGATCCTAATTTTATATCATTTGAACTTATATAATGAGAAGTTGCATCTATATTAACACTTCCAATAGTAGATAAACTTATGGATTGTTGAGAACTCATTAATATGCTATCAGTTTTAGCATTTATTATTATTCTATCTGAATTTATTATTATTTGAGGTTGTATATACTGAGATGGGAGAATAGGTTTTTTACCTTCTGGGTATGAATTATATATTTCTTTGCTTGCAGGGGCAAAAGGAATTTTTTGGTAAGAAGTTAAATATATTGAAGATAAATCTTGATTAATGTTTTCAGTTATAGGAATCCAACCTTCATCAGTAGAATTTGTTGGTTGACCATTTCTTAAAATAGTAATGGGATCACCATTTGATCCAATAACAGACCAATTATTATTAATTAAAAGTTGAGAATCTGGGGGTGGGGAGGTAGTACTCCCAAAACGTAAACTATTACCCCATCTTCCTTCATAGATTACATCTCCATTAAATGGTAATAAAGGATGGACATCTGCTTTTTCAACAAATGTATCTTGACTTGGGTTAGCGTATTCAGTAAAATTTAAATTTATTCCTGTTGGATCTTCATCTATTCTCCTAACATAAGTACCATTTATAGAATCATAATCATTTCTTTGAGCTTCTTCTAATTCAATATAACTAGTGATTAAAGGATAAGCATTATGATGAGGATGATTCCATATGCCTATTGAAGGAAAATAATAATATACTGTTTCTGGGCTTTGTTGAGAATCAATAAATTTAGAAGGGATACTAGCTAGTAATACAATTTCATTTACTAGGGGATACATTTTGATTTGTGGAAATATTGGATAGGCATATATGTTTTTTGTAGTTGTTTTACCATCTAAAGGTTCCAAATAAATTACTCCTATACCATTCCATTCTCCTACATCCTTAAATTTAGGATGATTATTATTTAAAACAATATCAAGTACTCTAGCACGTAAAAAGGATGTATTAGTTTGAGCTATTAAAGATTGTAAATTATCTTTCCCTCCACTATTTGGTTGTGGGTTGGAATATTTTGTACCTATGGTTGTAGATGTACCTTGTCTAAATATAGCCATTAATCTTTAGGATTGAATTTTTTAACCTCAGATAATAATTGTGCTTTTTCGTCTTCAGTCATCCCAAATCC